AAAAAGATCTAAATTGCTTCACATAAGTTTCAACATTATTTTTAATAACATTATTAGGTAAAGTAAGCTGCCCATCAGCGTTCCTCGTTATCAAAAATAACTCTACACCTAAATTATTATTGGGATCTTTTCTAGCAAAACTTCTAAAGACACTACCAAATTGAGCGGGCATAGACATTATTCTAACTTGATAATCTTGTAATGTAACGCATCTTAATTGTGAGTTCATATTGTTAATAGCGTTTATTTTTACAGAGGCGACGCTTTCACCTTCTTCACCGCCGCTTGCTTGATCTCCGTTATTACACGACACACTATTAAATACTGATTGTGAAGCAGCGCCAGAAATACTTTGAAAATTAGGAGTCACAAATTGTAATTCTTTTTCTACAAATCTTGTTATAGTGCCCGGGCCTACATTACCATTTACACCACCACCCTGCCTATATGTAGTCACTATAGTTGTATTACGCGGAGCTACTCCTAACGATTTTGTTTTTAAAAAATTAGTAGAATCTATAGTAGATGGTGCAAATCCGGAGGGAGATCCTCGTAAAGATGGCGGTAAAACAAAATCATTGGGGTTAGGAATTACTTCAGAATCAGACTCGGTTAAAACTCCAGGTCCAAATCTTATAGAAGTTAACCCATTAGGTTCCTTTTCTACTGTATATCTTTTAGGTATTCTTTTTATTTTTAATATATAGGCCGCATCGCCTGAAGATGCTGCATCTCCATTTATTTCACCGATGAATATTGTATCTCTAGCTAATGAATCTACTTGATAATATTCAGCACCATCAGTAGCGGATACTGAAACTACTTCATTTACATTGCTATCTGGTAAAGTAATTTTCAAAAAGTTTTAGTAACACCTGCAACAGCCGACACTCCGGTTACTGATACTGTAGTGGTCCCATTATTATCAGCATTTACTATTCTATTAGAAGGTTGTGAAAAATCAACATCTCCAAGTATTTCAAATGGCACAATAGGTTCAAAATTAGTAAAAACTTTAGCACCTTTTTTCAATTTACATAACTCTTGACCCGATACTGAAGTAGTAAAATTAGCACTTATTGAAAGATTAACAACTGCTGGCGTATTATTTCTTGGGGTATATCCGAAATTCTCAGCTAATGAAACTATATTTTTAGTCTCAACCGCCCTATTAATATAAGCTTCGTTTACTTGCCTATCAATATTAAAGCTTAGTATATCCCCTACATAAGCCATTAACTCTAATATAGCCATACCGCCAGATGCATCATTAAAATCTCGCCACTCATTAGGAAAGTATCTTTTAACATAATCTACTAAATCGGACTTAATGGAATCAAAATCTTTAGATAAATAACTAATATCTCTATTTAAACTTCGTGTTGGCATTTTGTTTCTCTACGTAGACGTTACTGTAAATGTGAGCGTATCGCCCATAGCTTGTTGATCTTTTATAATATAGGCCATTGATACTCTAACTTGATTTTCTTTTAAAGTATCGTCTTCTTCACTTGTTATTAAAATCACATTCTGCAAACTAATAAAAGGTAAATAATTTTCAATAGCTACATTTATTTCCATTCTTATTTTTTCTAACAACTCAACTCTATGAATAGGTTCAAACAATTGACCACTCAATACAGGAATATTGGTGCCCATTTCTTTGTGCATAACCCTCTCGCCTTTTACTGTCATTAAGAGAGTTTTTATATCTTCTCTAACTGCGCTAATAGTGGTTTTATTACTCTGAAAAAACCCATGATTTGCAGACTTTAATGGAAATTTAAAATTTACTGCACCATTAGTTGGATTATATTTTGATTTTTGAGCGGCTAACCGTTGCCGATCTTGATCAGTAGATGTATATCCATCCGGATAAAAAGGATCTACTGTAGGTAACCCATTGGTATAATTTTCATTTGTTGCCATAATAAAATCTCAATTAATTAATAAATTGATTCTTACTAAGAAAATCTGTTGTTCTATTAAATAAATCTATTAATTCTTCTGTATCATTATTAACTTTTTGTGTTTTTAAACCTAATGGAGCCGGATTCTCGAGATCGCCACTGTCCGTTTCTATAGGTGCCGTAAATTTTGGATCTTCTTCACCCCCAATAATAGCTTCAAAATTAATTTTTTGCGAGATTTTTCTAGTTTCTGTTTTTGCAGGTTCGACTAGCTTAGGTGGTCTTTCTACTTCTCTTTGGAAACCGGGCATATTGACATAACTATAAATAGCCCTCCTTCTTACCCTATTATACCCCGTTCTAACCCTAACCCGTCTAGAAGGGACCGTAATCTTCTGAGGCGCTTGTTGTTCATATCTTGCTGGAACCACATATCTATCAGCAGAAGTAATGCTTTTTTCCAAATTTAATTCTATTTTAGGGAGCGCATGTTCGTGATTAACAAATGCATCTAATAAAACTTGCACTGTTTCCGTTAACCCTGTTAACCCATCTAACATAGTTTTTATTAAATCGTTTGTTTGTGATTGATGTTTTATTAATTTTTCTCCTAAAACTTGTCGATACATAGATGTGTCAGTTTGATTAGAAGAGATATTATATAATTCATCAGCAATATTTACTATCATTGTTTTTTGAGGCCCATTTTCTTGGCCTTGTGACAAATCACCCTCTAAAGTAGAGTTTAATGGGTATGGCCCCAGACCCATTATAGAACTATCTACAAAATGAATGTTCTTTGTTGATGTATCACCTATAGAGGGGTTTGACGGATCAACAGTTGGAGGAAAAAATGGTTGATCAACACCCCGAATGCCCTGTTCTAAAACCCCTTTTTTATTAACTCTACTAAAGGAATGTCTTAAATAAGTTTGAGATCTTCCTTGTTGTACAACGTCACCAAATGTTACGGGAATAGAAATAGAGCTTATTTCATCACTAGGAGATTCATAAGATCTTCTATCTCTTAGTTCAGTAACATTAAAAGAAAACCCATATTTAAACTCCGGTGATGTAGTTCCTTCTTCTAAACTATCCATATAATTACGTGCGGCTGTATAGTTTAATCGGTTAGAAGTACCTATTCTCCCTATATAATATCCTCTAGAAGAAATATTAGTGCTTTCTCTCATTATTAATATTTCTTCGCCAATTTCAGGTATAGAAATATTGTGGATGGGCAACAGAGGGGAATAATATATTTTTTGAACTTGTAAATCCGGACGCTCTACATCTAAATCTTCACCTATAATTTTAGCATAAATACTAAATGTAGATTGATCTGCGCTCAACTTATAGTTCTTATCTACATCAAAATCAATATCTATTACTATGCCCTTTATTAAAATTATTTGAGCATTCTTATTGGGCATAATATTTTCTGCAGCACCATAAGTGTTGAGAATAAAATCATACCCTCTATTAAATTCTTGCTGTAAATTTTCACCACCTGTACGCATTACCTACTCCACATCCTTTATTTTGGCTCCAACTTTCTCTAACTCACCTTCTAAAAAAACTAATTCTTTTCTTGTTTCTATTACTTTGTTTGTAACTTTTTCTAATGCTTGCATATAATTTTCATAAGATGACAATAGCTCAACATATCTTTCCGCTTTTTCTTTTATTTCTTTCTCATCCATCTTAACCTATAAAATCTTCTCTTACACTAAAGTAATCCAATTTTATTTTCTTTAACGACTTTGTTATTTTACGGCTCGGTAAATCTGTTGCCTCTCTAATATAAACATAAAGTTGCTTCTTATTATAAATATTAAATCTCTCATAGTTTTTGAGTATATCATTAACTATTTCTAAAACAGCGAAATCATCTCTTGTATAGTTATCTTTGGCATCCCAATCGTCAAAGTCTCCAATGATTTCATTTATAAACTCTTCATTATGTCGCACAACTTCATCTTCCTCGTATGCATGTATACTAATATTCTGCACAATAATATCTTGATTGTCATCATCAATAAATCGTTTGTTTTTATCAGCATTACATCGCTGAATCATCCAATTTTTTGTGATGGTGCCAAAATATGAAAAAGATTTCTTATTTTTAGTTACGTCAAACTTGCTTAACTTTTCATACAGATGAGTCATTACTTCATGCTCAATCTGTTCTCTATCCCACAATATTTTATTAAAATTATAGGTATAATAAATGTTTTCTACAAGTTTACGAAAGGCAGGCTCTATTACATCTACAAAAACTTTATGCTGTTCATCTATGTCGCCATTTGTGTTAAACTCTACAACGGCTTCTTCTTGATCTTCACCCCAATATTTCATATTTATCCTTTAAAGTATAGTAACATTTTATTTTAATAAATAATAAAGATTATATATACACTTCATCGCTGAGGCGATATCTCTTTATTAGTTTACCTTCTATAATAGTTTGAAACGTAGTAGGCGTAACCTTTTCTGTCAAATTAGTAATGATGTATATACCCTCTAAATCTGGCATAACTCCACTTACATTTATCAAATTAAATGGTTGTAAATTTGTAGTGCCATGAATAGTTAGTGTCACACCCCTCATATAAAAAGCTAATAACTCAGTAGTAAAGTTGTTATTACCCTGCATCATAGAAGTTATTTTGGCCCATCTTTCGGGATTTTGAGCAATCATACTATCAACTATAGAAGATGGTAATTCTTTAAATTTTGTTTTATCGACCGTTACTCTATTATGTTCTATTGTTATTATTCCGCTATATGTTTGACCGCTATTATCCGCTCTTTGAGTGCCATCTAAAAATTCTTTAAAGTCTTCGGCGACACCTTCGTAGGATAATAATTTTAATACATTGTAATCCCTACCTAATAATAAATCTGAAGAATTTTGATAAGTAAGAAATGCGGCAGGGTCCATTTTAGAACTCATATCAATATTTTCTATTAAAGAGTTTCTTTTCTTGTATTCAAATAAAAGATGATGTATTTTAGAGTTACTATCATTCCCTTTTTCTTCTTCTATTTGCTTATCTAATTGTTCTTTAAAAAAATCGGTTGTTTGTTGCTTATAGCTTATAGATGCTGGAATTATATCTACCACACCATTAACATTGCGCACACCTAATTGTACATTACCGGCTAACCCTATTGCGCTTGGAGTAAGAATTTGTTGTAAAAATTGTAATAACGACATATTAGAGTTTTTCTTACTTAATAAGTTATCAACCACTTCTCGTTTAATAGGGATTTCTGCTACATTTGTTATTGTTTGATTAGAAAAATCTGCTCTTGTTACTGAAACTCCATCATCGTCCGCTGCATCTGGTAGCAAATCTTCATAAGTAACATCCTCATTCATAAGATTCAATGTTCGGTCGCTGTAGGTTATGACCCAATTATCCCCGCTGTTCTCGCCCTGCACTTTCGCTACTCTTCTACCATGTGTAAATAGATGAATAAAATCTTCTACTAGATATTTTTCTAATCCTCCATTTAATTTTTCGCCATTACCAAACTCTTTGTCTGCAAAACTAACGCTACTAAAAAAACCTTTTTCAAAATCATCAGGCAATGTGCTTAAAATATCATTAATACACATTCCAGTATTTTCTTTATTAGACCACATTCTTCGTCCTCTTGCTC